CTCGTTTACAACGACCAAGCGCTTGCTTTGTTGCGGGCGCAAATAGTTACGAAATTGACACCGGATTGTAATATACCCCCTGTGCATCAGAATGCTTAACTTCCAGATAATTTTCCCCAGAAACAGTTTTTATTTCACTCACACTTTATTGCCCTCGTTTTAGGCGGCCCCTGCCCGGACACCCGCCGACGCCTGCATATATAGTAGCATCCATGACGTACACCGAAACTCCCTCTACACCTGCCCTGACCAGGGAAAACCCGCTCAGGAAATTACGCCCCGACGGTGTGACCAGGGCCAGCTTCGCCGTCCAGCTTCGCTGCTCCGTGCCAACCGTTCAATTCTCCGAACTAGGTTGCTATCTTTCAATTCCCACGGTCTACAGACCTCACATCGAGCCAGATGACTACTCCACCTACCAGCACTTCCGTCAAGATAAACGAAGGCGGAACTTCCCTGTAGGGCTCCCGCGAGCCAGGAATTTCACCCAGCTTCTCGCGAAGCTGGGTTTAAAGCCGTTCCAGTTCGCGGACAGGTTCTGTATTCAGCCAGCAGAAGTGTGGAAGATGCTGAACCATCCTGACGACGACTACCTGCCTCAGAACCTCCTACAAGGTTTCATTCAGGTTGGCTACGACGGGTTCAGTGAGAAATGAAGCAATCAGATTTCGCAGCGTGTCTAGAGGCGTTTTATTGGCAGTCTGGCAGATTGCCTTCTCTTCCTGAATTCAACAGAGAGTACAACGTCAACTTAACCGCGGAGCGGTTCGACTCCGCCTTGTCTAACCCGTCGCTCAAAAAGCACCTGGCGGTTATTGGGGTTCCGTTAGAAGGGGAGACTTTCCTAACCGGGAAGCAGATGGAGTTCCTTCGGGTGCTGTTTGACCCGACGAACACAAAGCCGCTCGCCTTTAAATTGAAGGAGTGCAAGGTAACCGGTACAGAGTACAGCGCGTGGCTTCGTGACCCTGCCTTCGCTCGCGTACTACGTAACGAGGCGGACAAAAGGTTCGAAAACTCCGAGCACAGGGTACTGCAAGCGCTGGAACGAGAAGCTAGCGGCGGAAACGTTGCGGCGATGAAGTTGTACTTCGAGATGACGGGGCGGTACACTCCTAGCGCCAAGGGCGCTGTCAACGTTACAATTAACCAGGACGCTCGTGAACTGGCCAGTAAAATGCTGGAGGTTCTGCAACGGCGGTTGCCAGCGGAGCTTTTAATGCAGGTAGCAGACGACCTGGAGGCCGTACTCTTTCCCCGTTCTGCAACGCCGGCCCGGGCGCACCTGAGTGTAATACCGGTACGGGAGATCCTCCCTGTAGAAAGCGAAGCGTCCGTCGAGGACGGTGATAATGGCTTCTGATTTTCAACAGCTCTTTCTTCAAGGGCTAAAACAAAGCGCGATAAGACCAAACATTTTCGGCTACGTCCCCCACGAGGTGCAAATTGAGTTTCACAAGTCGCTTAAGACAGGCAGGCTTCTTCTTGGAGGCAACAGAAGTGGTAAGACAGTGGGGGGTGCTGCGGAAACCGTTTGGCGTCTTAGGGGAGAACACCCCTACCAGCGGGTCAAGCCAGTTCCGATTTACGCCCGTGGGACTACCGTGGACATTGTCCAGGGTCTCAACAAGATTATGCTACCTGAGATTGCCCGATGGACTCCTCCTTCGTTGCTCACCAACGGTAGCTGGGAAGACTCGTACTCCAAGCAGGAAAGAGTACTTAGTTGCTCAAATGGAAGTCGCATGGATTTCCTTACAAACGAGATGGAGACTGATAAGCACGCAGGAACCAGTCGCGATTTCCAGTGGTTTGATGAGGAACCGCCACAGCACATCTATGGTGAAGATCTTTTACGCCTCGTTGATGTAAACGGCAAGTGGATTTTGACCATGACCCCGGTTGAAGGCATGACCTGGGTCTACCACACTATCTACGCGCCTATTATGGAGGAAGGAGAAGAGGACCCTGACATTGATTGTTTTGTTGTCTCCACTTCTCAGAACCCGCACGTCTCCGAGAAAGTCCTAGACTCTCTCACGAAAGGCATGACGGAGGAAGAGAAGCTTGCTAGACGTCATGGCAAGTTTATCGCGCAGACTGGATTGATCTACCCTGAGTTTAAGGAGGGAATCCACACGCTGCCGCCGATAAAGCCTGATGATTTAAAGCACATGACTGTTATTGCAGCAATGGATCACGGGTTCAGGAACCCTACGGCGTGGTTGTGGGCTACAGTGGACCACGAAGGCCGGGTGATAGTGTTCTGGGAATACTATCAATCTGAACGCACAATTATGGAGCACTCGCAGCACTTGCTCGAATGGGAGAAAGCTAATGGGCTTGAGCCGTACTACAGGATTGGTGATCCTGCGATTGCTCAGCGTTCTGCGATCAACGGTGCAAGTGTTCAGACGGAGTACGCAGAGAACAACGTCTTTATCGGCACAGGTAACAACGACGTCAATTACGGACTTAATAGGGTTCGACAGTACATCCAGAACTCCGGACTCTTCATCGCCTCCAACTGCACCCACCTTATTAAGGAACTCAGGAACTACAGGTGGGACTCTTGGGCAACGAAGAGAATTGAAGCCACCAAACAAGCTAAGGATCAACCGAAGAAGGTGAACGATCATGCTTGTGATGCCTTGCGATATCTTATTGCCTCTAGACCGGAAGCGGAGTTCGCAGGGGCAGCTGGGAAAGTCTACTTCCCTATGGCTGTGTCGCCCTCTACCCCGCCAGACGGTGAAGACGTTTATGACAAGGATTTCGATCCAGTAGATGACAACAAGTTTCATCCCGTACTAGGAAGTGAGTGGTAAAATGGACAGCTATACCGACGAGCGGCTCTCTACACAGATCCGTGACATGATGAGTTTTCATCCAGCTAATGCTGAGAAGCACCAGCCCGAGCGTTACAAGTACCTTCGTGAGCAGTTCATTGCTCTCAGCGATACAGTGAATAGCATGTGTCCTAATGGACGAGCTAAGAGTATAGCTCTCGCGGCTCTTGAGGAAGGGCTAATGCGTTCGACTCAGGCTATTGCTGTAGGAGAAGATACTTGATGCATGAGTTAACTAGGTTCAAGCTCATCCCTCAATCAGAGCGAAACACTATGGCTCTGCCATCTTCGTCTCTGTTCTCACGAACTGATGATGACGACTGGTTTATTGACACTGATTTCGATCTTGAAATGGATGGCCGCATCTATATCGGCAAGCGCGATTTCGAGGTAATGGCCAAACTGGTCGGTTATGCCCCTATCAACGAGGCTCATGAACTTGAGCTGGAGAGGCTTCGTCAAGAAAATGATAAGTATCGTGCTACTCTCAGCCGCATTACTAGCCTTTCTGGGGATCTTAGTAATGCTGTTCAAAGCAATCCACGCGCTCCAGAGAGCGTCGCAGCTGTCACTCGTGCTTCTAAGCGAGACGCTGTCCGAGTCGCGCAGGTCGACGCAGGACTTGATGAACCGGGTGCAGGCTCGGACTCTTTCTGATTACCAGATACTAACTGCCGCTTCTACTGACCTTCCTGGTGTCTATGTCGTCGGAGATAATGACGAGGATGTTAAGGCGGCCCCTGAGCAAGAATTCGTTATTGATCTTGATCCGGATGCTCTACTGGAGGAGGGAATAAGCGAGAATGAGCACCATAGAATCAACTGGTAATGATAATCAGGCCTCAACCCTCCCTGTAGGCGGGCCGAAGGCCCCAAAACGTCCCAGTTTTTCCCCCGCTGATGAGAAGAATCTCATTGAGAGGTGGGAGGGAGAACTTCGCACTTGTAAGCAGGCACGTCTTGCTTATGAGCGGCAGTGGTTTATGAATCTAGCTTTCTGGGCTGGGAAGCAGTGGGTTCATTGGGACACTTCTGTGTCTCCAGTTACATTGGGCAGGCTTGTTGAGCCTCCTCGCCCAGAGCACCGTGTTCGACTGACGGTGAACTTGACTCGTTCCTTGGCTAAGAAGGAGCATGCGAAGCTGAATAAGGAGAAGATTCGAGGGTTTATTTCTCCTGCGAGTTCAGACGACAAGGATATTGCCGCTGCGCGAGCCGGGGAGAAGTTGAACTCTTATCTCCAGGAGCTTTGCAAGGTCGAGGACCGTCTGTCTAGAGCTGATTTCTGGATGCTTATCTGTGGAACTGGGTTTACGAAGGATTATTACAACGAGAGGATTGAAGTTTCGGGTGCTGCTCAGGAACAGCTTAATCCAGAGACCGGACAGCCAGAAATGGTTCCTACCAAGGTTGCTGGTGTTCCTGTTCTTGAGTGTGTTCCCCCGTTTCAAATCTACGTGAGTAATTTAGACGAACCTGATATTGATAATCAGGCATTTATTATTCAGGAAGTGACTCGTACTGCTCATGAGATCGAGAAGCAGTATGGCGTTACTGGTTTGAAGGACGAGCAGGTTCTTTCTACAGGGACCATGGAGTCAAGGCTTCAATCTGCATCTGGCTATTCTTCTTCAACGAAGAAGGGCTTTCTCGTGAAGGAGGTTTGGGTTGCCCCTTGTGACGAGTATCCGGACGGGATGGTTCTCACCTGGACTTCTGAGCGTGTACTTTCGCACGAGCCAGCGTGGCCCTATGCTCACGGAGAGTATCCTTATACGAAGCGGACACACGTTGAGACTGGTCGATTCTACGGGGAAAGTACTATTACAGACCTTATCCCCTTACAGCAGGAGTATAACCGAACTCGAAGCCAGCTAGTTGAAGATAAGAACCGAATGGCTCGGCCTATGCTCGTGGCGCAAGAGGGTTCATTTGATCCTCGCAAGCTTCGTGGTGTTCCTGGTGAAGTGATTATGGTGAAGCCAGGAGCCCAGTTTCCGACTGCCTTGCAGCTTCCAAACATTCCCAACTACGTTATCCAGACAATGGAGATGATTGTTGGGGAAATGAGAGACATTGCGTCTCAGAAGGCCTTGGAGCAGAATGTTCCAAATGGTGTAACGGCTGCAACTGCCATCGCTTATATTCAGGAGAACCAGGACGCAGTTCTTACTGGTACTCTCCGAGATAAGGAGAAGGCCAGTGAGCGTGTTTCTCGTCATCTTCTTAGCTACGTTCTTCAGTATTGGGATGCGCAGCGTCAGATTAAAGTGGTTGGAGAGAACCAGAACTTTGAAACATTTCTTCTGGCTGCTTCTGATCTCAGAGGTAATACAGATTGGCGTGTTGTTTCTGGCTCCGCAACTCCTCAGTCTCGCTCCGCTCAGCAAGCTCTTATCATGGAGCTTGTTAAAATGGGAGTTATGCCTGCTGATCGAGGTCTACAGTTTCTTGACCTTGGTGATACTGCTAAGCTCTTCGACGAAATGCAGATTGATGTTCGTGAGGCGGAACGTCAGAACCTGCGCATGAGCGAGGGCGTTCCAGCTGAAACTGGTGACTGGCAGGACCTGCTGACTCACGTTATAACGCACGATAACTACAGGAAGCGTGAGGAATACGAGAACGCTCCTGACGATATTAAGATTATGTTCCAGCATCATACTTTCATGGACATGTACATGTTCGCGAAGAAGAACGGGCTGTTTGATGGTATGGATGAAATGCAGGTCCAGATGCTGGAGCTTCAAATCCAGAATATGCAGATTACTGAGCCTGGCAATCCTCTTTATGTTGATCCTGTACTTGAAGCCAAGTTTCGATCCTACATCGAGGCTGTCAAGAACGGGGCTCCTGCTGGTAACGTAGCCCCAACGCAAGGGCAACAGCCACCCCAGTAAGGAATACTATGCCTGTTCTCACGTACGGAGCTGATGAAGGATATTCGGAGCCGGGTGTTCCTGGTGCTACGAATCCCTTCCCCCACCAGAATCTTCACGCAGATGTGTATTCACGTCTGGCGAAGAATCGAATCGCAGGTCTGTCGAACAAGACTTGTGACTTTGAACCGAGTCATAACGATGTGTTGTACAGCCATCGGGCCACTTATACTCGCCGATTCAATCGTGACGCTATCAATCCAAAGATTCTTGGCGCATACGATCCAGGACTTGCTCTTGGTTATTCGGCTGCGGGACTCTCTGCAACTCCACGAGCCGCCTCTGGAACAGTTCTTGATGCTACAGGTAAGTTGTTTACAACTCCTGGAAACCTCGTCGCGACTAAGGGTGGAGCTGTCAGCTCCGCTGTTGGTTTAGTTCTTCTTCCTGTGGTCAAGAACAACGAAGTCTTCGCTCAGTGGCTGACTGTTGGCGACACTGATCTTGCTGCTGGCACCAAGTATCTCGTTCGAGCTACTGATGTCAACAACTGGATTGGTATTCATCGACAGTCTGCTACTAACCTTCGAGTTGAGCGTGACGTTGCCACGGTCATTACTACTGAACGGGACATTACTGTTCCAGCAACTACTCCAGCTACTGGTAACGCGATGGGTATTCGACTGAGCGGTACTGGTGCAAGCGTGTTTCTTAATGGTACCAAGGTTGATGAATGGACTCTGAACGCTGCTGCGCAGGGTCTTGCTGGTACTCAGGCCGGTTTGCTGCTTGCAGCTTCTGGTAACGTAAACAGCCTCCTCGACTGTTTCGAGGTCTGGTCCCTCAACTGATAGAGAAAATCATGTCTAATACGGGCGATTCAAACCCTGGAACTCCTAACCTGGCTGATCAACTTGGGCAGCCAGCTCCGGAGCAGAACCAAGGTTCAGAGAATCAACCACCGGCTCCACTCCCTGAACAGCATAATTGGTCACCGTACGCACAGAACTTCCTGGCTGGAGTTCCAGAGGGCGAGCGGGCAGTTATTGAGCCACATTTGAAGAACTGGGACAAAGGTTTCACTCAGTACGCACAGCGTCGTAGTGCTGAACTGAAGCAGTACCAGGACCTCGGAGAGTACGACACAGTCTCCCGAGCTGCTCAAATGTGGGATCAGCTTGTTAGTGATCCTAAGGCCGTGACTAAGTGGCTGATCGACAATGGCTACGGTCCCGAAGCCGCAAAGGAAATTGCAAAGGACGTTACTGGCCAACAGCAGCCTGATCCGTATTCCGAGAAATTCACTGGCTTCGAGTCGAAGCTGGAGAAAATCGAGCGGGCGCTCGGGTTGATTGGCAATAACTTCCAACAGCAGCAGCAAGCAGCGCAGATAGCGGAAAGCAACAAGCAGCTTGATACTTTCATTACTGGTATGAAGCAGAATGTGCCTGGTATTGATGACCAGTTCATTCTAGCGCTTCTCCAGGCTAATATTACTGATCCAACTGAGATTGCTGGACGTTGGCGAGCCCTGGAACAGAGCGTAATCAATCGTCGCCCTGCTCCTACGCCTCCGAATGTGCTTGGGGCAAACTCCGGTCCCCCTCCTGCTGGTAAGTCCCCCGCAGAATACACAGATAAAGAGCGGAAGGACGCTCTTTACAACTCGCTCTTTGGAGGGCAGTAAGAATGCCTAACGCAAACCTCGCCTCAATGACTCCAATCATGAAGGAGTTCTACGAGGGGAAGATCGTCAAGGCTGTTAACAACAGCACGATCTTCACTCAGCGCATCGAATCTACGGATGACGGTGTGAAGCAGAAGGTCGGCGGTAAGTACGTCGACTTCCCTGTTCAGGTTGGTCGAAATCAGGGTATTTCGTTCCGTCAGGAGAACGAGACTCTGGGCGATCCTGGACGGGCTCGGAACAAGGAAGTCAACGTTACCCTGTTCTACGGCTACGGTCGTTGCCGTATTCAGGGTCAGATCTTCGATCTGGTTGACTCTGATCGTCACGCCTTCGTGAATGGCGTTGACAACGAAATGAAGGTCCTGGAAGAGTCCGTGAAGAAGGACCAGAACCGTATTTATTACGGTGATGGTACCGGAAAGCTTGCTGCTGTTTCAGTGGCAATGGGCGCTCCTGGTCTGACTTTCACCGTTGATGACACGTACTGGGTGGAAATTGACGCGGTTGTTGACCTCGTCAACGCTGCCGGTACTGTCCTCGCCGGTCCTCGTAACGTGACTGCCGTTGACCATGATCTTAAGACTGTCACTCTTGACGGTGCTAACTTCACCGCTCTTACCACCCACTTCGTGGTTCGAAGCGGTAACTTCACTGGTGGTACTCAGCGTGAGCCTGATGGTATGGCTCGAATCGTCAATAACGCTGTCAACCTGTATGGTCTGAATGACCCTGCATGGAAGGCGCGTGTTATTGACATGCTGGGTGGTAACCTCTCGGAAACCTCAGTCATCAAGCTTCTGGACGATGTGTGGCGTAATACGGGTGATACCCCGTCCGTGATCTTCACCTCTCTTGGTGTTAGACGGGCGTATTACAACCTGCTTGTTCAGCAGCGACGGTTTACCGGGTCGACTTCCTTCAATGGTGGCTTCTCGGCTCTGCCATTCACCTATGGCGCCAAGGATATTCCTTGGGTTGCTGATCCTGACTGTCAGACTGGCCGGATGTATTTCGTTCCTGAGAGCGAGATGAAGGTCTATCACACGAAGGAGTGGTACTTCGAGGACCGCACCGGTTCAATGTTCGTCCAGGTTGCCAATGTGGATGCCTACGACGTTCTGATGAAGCGGTACTTCGAGCTTGGTGTTCGGAAGCGGAACGCTGTCGGCGCTATCATCAACGTCGCCGAGAACTGAGTTCTCAGCGACTCAGCTCTCTTCTGTAGAGGGATGAGAGGGAAGGGGGCCTTCTACCTTAGGGTAGGGGGCCTCTTTCCTTTCCCCGACACCCCAAAGGATGCCGTGGAGGATATGGCTACTCAAGATAACTCTGTTGATGAGCAGGGACGTAGACCTATACCTGATCCTACAGTTCTGACCACAGATCAGCTTCTTCGAGAAATTGCTCATACAAAGGAACTAGCTGAAGTTAGAATAGCGTATGAGGCTAAATTAGCAGATCAAAGAGCCTCATTAGTTGAAGGGTTCAGGATAGAGAGTAAGGCAGACGGTCAGCGTGCTCTAGAGGCTGCTCTTGCTGCTCAGAAAGATTCTAACAGAGAGCAGGCAGCATCCTTTGCAGCTGCTACTACTAAGAGTGAGAGTGCCTTCGCTGACCAATTAAGACAAATTGTTGCTCTCTCTAGTACTGATAACGCCAATGTCCTTACCCAGCTAGGGGATATCAAGGAACGTATAGGCAAGATCGAGAACATCAAGCTTGGCGGGTTAGAGTCTCAGACACAACGCCGAGATGGACTGGCTATGATAGTGAGCGTGGCTGCTATAATTGTAACAATTCTGCTTGCAATTGCGGGCGCAGTAATAGCAGCAGTACTGAGTTAATCCCTCTACAGGAGACATACAATGAAAGAAACTAAGCAAGAAACGGTGATGGCACTGCTCATGCACAATGGTGAGCTTTGCCAAGTCCCTCAGTCCGTCATGGACGTGGTCAATGACATTCGAGACAGATGGCCAGAGCTGGCAGTTCGATTTCTTGATCCTTCTCAGCACGCTGATCTTACGGATGCTCCTTATATCATTGTTGATACGCGCAATGAGAGGGTGGTTCTCAAGGTCTGGGAGCTAGATCAGCGAGTAATTGAGCAGTTGTCACTACGAGATAGAAACACTTGGGAACTGATGAAGCTGATTACTCTGGAAGAAGAGCGTCAGAAGAAGGTCAAGGAAGACGCTGATCAGGAAGAGCGTGACGAGATTAAGGACAAAGTCTTGCACACGCTGAGGTCTCCAAAGGGAAGCTATACAGTGCCGACTCAAGACGGCAAGATCGTGAAGGTCAGTGACTCATGACACTAGCGGAAATGATCACTGCCGTTCGTAAAATGAGCGGAGATGTTGACTCGGCACAGTACTCAGACTCTGAGGTTATTCAATGGCTTAATTGGGGGCAGACTGAGATTGTGAACCGTCTTGAGATGAATCTCAAAGACGTCACGAATTCTAATTGTAATTCAGCTACACTGACTGGTGGGGTTCTCCTTCCTGACGACATGTTACGGGTTGTGGCTCTTTACTGGAATAGCACTCGACTCATCCAGATGCCATTTAGGGACATTTATCCGCATAGTGGAGCTAACCCTGCATCGCAGATTGCTGCCGGGAATGTTCCTTCTCACTATGCGATTTCTCCCTGGATGAACTTGACCAGAGTTGCTATCATGTACCCGTACGTTTCTCTCGCTCAGGCTGGCCCAATTCGAGTGGAATATATTGGACAGCCTACAGCAATGGCGGCTGCTCCTGGAACCTGCCCGCTTCCTGTCTGGCTTCATGAGACTCTCTGCCTCTACGGTGTGATGAAGGCTCGTCAGACGGAGGAAAATGACCAAGCCGCGGCGTTTATTGATAGAGATATCAATATGCGACTCGCTCGCTTCTACAGCTATATGACTGAGAACGAGTTCGGCACTCATCCAGAAATGAGCGGCGATGCCCCGGTCCTACAATATTTCGACCGTATCTGACTTCAAGGGCGTTAATCGCTCTGTAGAGAAGCATGCTATTGCTCCCAACGAGTTTGCGACTCTAAGTAACTTTTTTCCCCCACGCAAAGGATATTTGCGGAAGCGAAAGGGCTTCTATAGGGAGCCCGCTTCTAACGCTCATCCCCAGCCCGGTGGTGGGTTCTTCCGTCTTCTCTCTGTAGTGTGGGCGAACAGTCCGACGCTGCTGGACAAAATCTTCGCTACGGATGGAATTAACCTCTACTGGAAGAGAGCAGATACTCCAACATCTTCTTGGAACTCCACAACTGGAGCCCCTATGCCTGCTACTGGTATAGAATGGGGCTTTGTTAGAAGTGCTGGTCCTGCGAACCCTTATCATCATTACTTCGTCAGGAGTACTGGAGCTTCAATCGGGGTTACTAATTCTGGTATTGTCAGTAACGGGTTTGGTCCAGTGGGTACCTTTACTTGTGATTACAAGGGTCGACAGTGGATTATTAATTCTGACGGTCAGGATGGTGAAGAATCTAAGATTCATTTCTCAGCTGTAGAGGATTTTGTTACTTGGCCCCCAAACGTAAATGCTGGTACAATTTCAATTAGTCCTGGGGATGGCCAGAGAAATGTTTCTCTACAAGTCTATAATGATGACCTTTATATCTTCAAGGATCAGTCAATCTGGAAGCTGAACGCTAGCTCGGTTGACCAGACCACTTATTCCCCTCAGCTTGTTCATGCTTCTGTAGGTTGTATTGGACGAGGTTCAATTCAGGTCATTGATGGATTTATGTTTTTCGTCTCCCAGGATGGAGTCTACAGAACTGATGGTACAACGTTCGAACGTATTTCAGACAGGTTGAACGCGAATCTTGCTTCTCAAGTTCCTACTAATACCAGCGTCAAGGGATATTACTCTGCTCATTTTGAGGGCATGTACATTTTTACGTCTCCTGGCAGCCCTACTATTAACTGTTTCGATACCACCACAGAGGAGTGGGTAACTTGGGCTGTTAACCTTACTACTGGAGGCAATGCTATCCCTATGGGGTTTCTCCAGTATGGTCGAGGCCTTGAAAAGCTCTACATGGGCAGTGATGGTGGTTCTGGTTACATGTATGTGTTCGATCCTGTTAACACGTGGTACAAGGATGACACTATAGGGCTTTCTGGCGGCGCGGACATTAACAATTTTATAGGCTTTATGGAGTTTGGTTTCTTGGATGATGGGGCTCCTACAGAAGTCAAAAGAAACTTTTGGGTGGGTATTGATTGTGAGGGAGCGGCCACTACGTCAGTCGAAGTTCGATACGTTCGCAAGGACACTCTGGGAGCGGCGGTTACCAAGTCGTTAACGCATCCATCTAGAACCTTACTTCGATTTCCTGGTGCAGGCAGGTTTAGAGAAATAGGGCTTCGTGTCATCTTCGGCACAAATGCGGGACAGGGCGGGGCTGAAATAAATGTCTACGGCGTGAACTGGGCTAATTCTGGACCTAAACAGGTGGTAAGCAATGCCGGCTAATTTTGACCCGCTTCCAATTCCTAGATTCGATCAATCTCTACTGTCCTATCTGGATAGAAGCTTCCAAAGAATCCGACAAGCTCTTGCCTACGTGGAGGCTAATCTAGCAGTAGCACCGAAGATTGCTGAGATAACAACCCATGAGTTTACTAACTCAGCAGTCTATGTCGATCTAGCCACTACTGGCCCGTCAGTAACTATCAGAACTAGGACTTCTGTAGCTTGTATAATGAGCGCTCAGATTACAGGTGGCGGTGTAGCTACTAACTGTAACATAGGAATTGCAGTAAGTGGAGCTACAACTATCGGAGCCGGTGCTGCACCTAGTACGTTCTTCATGAACGACGCTAACGCCTTAGGAAACTGGCAGCTTGGTTCTATGTGTTTGTTCACTACCTTGAATCCAGGAGAGAATACGTTTAAATTGATGTACGCTACTGGTGGGGCTAATATTGGTTTCTTAAAGCGTAGACTTCTAGTTATCCCTATGAAGGCATAAAGGAAGTGCTGGATGAGAAACAGTCTTCAACCAAAATACGAGCCTCAATCTGTGTCTGGTGGATTGAAGACTCCTACGCAAGTCCAGGGGGGTCTTCCTTCTCTAACCGGGCCTGGTGCTACCTTCTCGCCTAACGGCCTGCAAAACATGCTAGCTCGGGGGAGAACAGTCTATGGAGCCGGGTTAACCGGACCTCCGGGTGCAGGACGCCCAAGGGAACCAACTCCTACATTTACTCAAAATGGCATGACCATGAATCCAATGATGTCCCATCTAATCCAGGAGAGACTCCGTGGCTACCAGTCTCGGGCAGCCGATAAATCTAGCGCAAACTGGGCTAATCCAAGCGGCTAATCGTCGCCTCTCTGCTCCTTTGGGAGCAGAAGAAGAGGATCCAACTGCTATGGGGATAGAAGGGACTTTAACTAATCCCTTCGCTCAGTCTCTCGACCAGATGGGGATGATTCCTCAGGCACCTACTCAGATGCCCCAGGCTCAGGTTAGGCAGTTTGGCTTTAATCCTAAGTTCTCTCAGGTTGACGCTGGCTTCCAGCGTCAGCTTGGCGATCTCGGTTTGCAGCGTAGTAATTCTATTTTCCAAGCTGAGGACAGATATAAGACTCAGACTGACGACGCTAATAGATTGCAGCAGACTGCAATGCAGCGTCTTAAGGATACTCTCGGTATCCGTGGCTTGGGCATGTCCACAGTCAATGTGAATGAGCAGGGCAAGCTCAATGAGAACTATGTCCGTATGATGGACAATCTCTCCCGTATGAGAGGTAACAACCTTTACGGTATCGAGCAGGGTTATGCTCAGGGGGTTGAGGGGATTAACCAGGGACGTGAGGGTCTTTGGTTCCAGCAGGTCGCTGAAGAAGAGGAAAATGCTCGTCAGCGTGCCAGAGAGGAAGCTGAGAACCAAAGAATCCAGCAGCAAATTGCTGCACAGCAGGCCTGGCAACAGCAGCAGGCAGCTCAGCAGGCTCAATATCAGCAGCAAATGTTGCAGCAAGCTGCTCAGCAGAGACAGTTCCAGCAGCCGCCTTCTATTGGTGTCGGTGGTGGCGGGGGCGGTGCTCCTACTCCCTATGGTGATGCCGCAGGTAACAAGTACGGAGAGGGAGCCTTCGTTGAGCTGATTCGTCGGACCAATGACAAGGGCTTCTTGTTGAATCTCTGGAACGAGCACTACGAGCTTCCCTCTCACATTCGTCAGGAAGTTCTTAACCGGATTCAGCATGATGTGTCCGGTGGACCAGGAGCTATGCCGTGGTAGACATTGCTGCGCAGGCACAGAATCTCGCTTCTCTACGATATGATCCTCAGCGTGATGCGATCAATCGTAGAATTGCCCAGATTCAGGAATCGACTCGACTCAGGAATGAGTCGACGCAGAACTACGGAAACCTCGCTCGGGGTTACGTGGGTCAAACATACGACACGCTTGATCAGGGTCTGGCTGCAAATAAGGGTCAGGCTATGCAGGCTCTTGATACTCAGGCTCAGTCAATTGGGCAGGGGTATCGAGATGCCAATCAAGTTGGTCAGGCTTTGCGTGATCAGGCTAGAACCTACATGCAGAGTCTTGGTCAGCAGACTGGCTACGAGCAGCAGGCTGCGTATCAGCAGGGCACTCTTGAGAAGCTTGTAGCTGATCTTGGCGCTGCCAACGCACAGCGAGACGCTACTGTTACCGGTAACTTGAAGAACTGGGCTGGACAGATGGGTTCTGTCTACGATCAGCAAATCGGTACCGGTAAGATGATGCGAGCCGACTCCCTCTCCGGGCTGGAGAGGGAAATTGTTGCTGCCTTGGGACAGAATAACCTGGCTGGTATTGAGCAGGAAACTGACATGGGTGACGAGCTTCTTCGTATCCTAGGAGAGCAGGGGTCCTATCTAGGTGAGCAAATAAATGAAATGGGGGCCAGAGAGTGGGAACAGGCCTTCAAGGAAGCTCAGCTTCGTCAACAGTCCGAATCGACGAATGCTGAGCTATCGCTCAAGGCGCAAGCAATGGCAGATGACAGGGCCGCACGCGGTGCGGCTCAAGGTTCAGATGAGGAAAGGTGGATGGCTGAGCTGATGCTCAAGCAGATGGGCATGGAGAATGATCGCATGAGTGGCGATCGTAACTACCAGCTTGCTCTGCGAGAGTTTGAAGCCGGCCAGAATCCGCAAGCTTCTGTAGGCGAACGATTGGGAATCTTCGAGGCTTTACAGGGTTCTGGAGAGTTTCCTGATGAGCCTGGAGATGCTTGGCGTCGTCAAAACTCTCTCGCTGCCCTTCTTCCTGAATACGTTCCTAGTCCTTCTCGTGGCTGGACTTCTTTCAGTGGGCGGTCTAGCGGTTGGGGCGGTGGTGGAGGCTCAACTGTCAAGAACTCTGTAGGAAACAAGAACTCCTACGGGTCTGATCTTGACAGGCTGCGGTCTCTCGCTCAAGGACTGAGGTGACATGGGAGTTCTAGATAGTGTTCTCGATGTCCTTCGTAAGCCTCGTGATGTTTTCGTTGGTGGGGTCACCGGCTTGGGAAACCAGGTTGGTGACCTCATTAACTTTGACGTCAATCAGTCTGGTCTACAGGCTCTCGGACTTCGAGACAAGGCAAACAACGAAGACGAAGATGAAATTCGGGAGCTGTTCGCTAAGCTTGATCGCAACGGCGTAGACGCTTCTGAGTTTGAGTACCTTCGTCCCAAAGCTCAGTCGGCCCTCTCGGGTATTAAAGAAGGCTGGAAGGGTGAGCTTTCTCCATCTGAATTGTATACGCAGGGGAAACCTGTAGAGCAGTGGGATGATGACGGTGATCTTCTTGACAGAGTCTTGAAGCCTACCTTCGATATTGCCACTGATCCTCTTCTGTTCGCTGGAGCTGCTGGCGGTGCTGGTAAGCTCGCCAATCTTCCTGGGGTAGCGGGGAAGGTTGGTAAAGGTGTCGGAACATTTGGACCAATTCCAAGAAGTGAAGGTCTTGCTCTAGGACAAAGAGCAGGACAGGCGGCTCGACGATACGGTCAAGGATACCTGGCTACAGGTGATCCAATGTCTGCTATTGCAGCAGGTTCTCTTATTGGCGGCGGCGAAAGAGCTGCCGCCTATGCACTTAAAAGGGCTGCGGGAACACGTCTTGGCAAATTTATGCAGGGCCGTGGAGACGATATCTCCGAGACAGAGAGAGTCTTGAATGAAGAAACAGACGTTCTTAGCAATTATCCTGGTCCTCCGACTCAGGTTAAGAAGCGTGCTGCACCTTCTCCTTTCACTCAAGGCGTAGAAGACATGGCTCCTTATCCTGGTCCTCCCGTTTCGCAGCAGATAGGTCCTGATGAGCTTCTACAGCTCATTGATCAGCAACCTAAGGCTTTAGGACGGGGAGCTTTGGAGGCTGGTCCTATAGGATCTACAGGAATGCAGAGTGATGTTCTCCAGGAACTACTGGAAGTTCTAAAGAACGAACGAGTCAGAATCCGTGGCTACTAACAGGCGCCTAACTCCACAACAGATGAGCCAGCTCATGTCCGTCGTCAGGCGGCAAGACGACCTGCCCGAAGACGAAAGACTTGGTGCTGGAGAAGGCGATAGACGTATCCGTGGCTCTATCTTCGGTGACCTGTTCGATCTGATTTCTCGTCCCGCCCGCGCAAGCGCGGGGGCAGCGTTTGCTGCTACCGATGATGACCCAGAGACCTCTATCGTCGAAGGGTTAATGGCCGGCTTGAAGGGACGATCGGACAAGTCTTATTCTGACGTTCTAGGAAACTTGGGCGTAGAGAATAGGTATGCCAAAGCTGTAGGGGGCTTGGCAGGCGACGTCCTTTTAGACCCCCTGACTTTCACTGGAGTGAAGTTTAAGGGCGGAACTTCAAAGGCTAAGGCGGAAATTCAAGGCATTAAGAAGCTCACCGAAGCTGGAGAGGAATTAACTGAGTCGGCTATTCAAGCTGAGAGGGATTCCATTCGGAAGTTGGATCCTGCTCATGCTTATGTTACCTTTATGGGTAAGAAAATCACTCCAAATATCACACAGCCCTCAGCTGTTGGTAATAAAATGAAGGACTTGCTGGTCGGTGAAGAAGGTTCCCGTCGCCTCGGTGCTCGTGCATTCTCCAAACGGTCCGAGCTTCCTTTCGGTCTGGCTGATACAGCCCGCGTATATGAGTCTCGAAACGCAGGTTTGTTTCGACCGCATCATGACGCTTTGCTGGACTACTACAGACGTCTCACTCCAGACGAACAGCGAAGAGTCAGCCTTGCTATCGAGAGTGGTGAGGACCTCAGTACCGTTAACCTTATAAACGATAAGGCTAAGATTAATGGCCACACGACTCTAGAGGATTACAAGAGAACTGCTCAGGAGCATCTTAAGCACTTCTTCGAAGATGAGATGAAGCTTGGATTATACGAGCCTGGCCAGTTCAATCCGAACTATATCTACAAGTTCTTCCAAAACAAGAAGGGCCTGGAGCGTATGCCCGGGCTTCCTTCTGGCGCCCCGGTTCATAGAGGAACTCCTTTTGAAGACTTGAAGAAGATGTACAGTCTTCAAGACGCTGAGAAGGCGGGTCTTGATCCAGTTGTTCAAATTGGCGAGATCATGGCTCTTCGGTCTGAGAAGCATTACAGAACAATGGCTAGGCAAGGTATTGTTCGTGATGCTATAGAAGAGTTTGGGGTTGCTCCAACTGAGAAGCAGATGCAGTCCTTGCGGGATATGAAATGGCTACGAGCAGAAGGGGCTATCAATGCTCCTATTGTTCGTGCCCATGCAGACCTACAGGATAAGTGGCTTCCCCGTCCCATCGTTGAAGCGCTAAACGGTATGGAGTCTGTCCTCAAGGATGGCTCTGCAAGTGCTGACTTTATGCGATTCTATGATGGCGTGCTTAATCAGTGGAAGAAGCTGAACACTTCTTACAACCCCGGTTACCACGTTCGTAACTCCTTCTCTGACGGGTTGATCAACTACATGGATGGGGTGGTTAACCCGTCTCTGTACAAGCGTTCTGTTCAAGTGTTGAGAGCAAAGCGTAACACAGACGTAGATGACGTTCTCGGTGTAGCTGTTAATCCTGTTCAGCGAAACATGCAGAAAATCAGGGTCGGAAAACACAATCAGATTCCTGTCGCACAGATGTGGGACCTCTACCTCCGCGGAGGTAGTAAGTCTGGCTTCATTGTCTCTGAGGTTCAGAAGGGTGCTGGCCCTCTTGCGAGAGAGGGCATGGGCAAATACGTAGCCAAGTCTCGATCAAAGCTCGGTCAGTTTGATACAAAGGTGAACAATTTTGCAGATGAGCGAGAGGATCTTTTCCGTGTCGCCCATCATATTAAGGCTATGGAAGATGAGCTTCCCAAGAATAGGATGGCTACCCAGCAGGAGCTACAGGAGGCAAGTCTTCGTGCGGGAGAACGAGTCCGTAAGTACAACATCGACTACGGAATGCTTTCATCCTTTGAACACAAAACCATGCGTCGAATTGTCCCTTTCTATGGCTGGATGCGACGTAATCTCCCCCTACAGATGGAGCTTCTCTTTACCAAGCCTGGTTATATGGCCGCCTATCCGAAAGGACAGGACCTTCTCCAGGGCGTACTTGGTACTGATGATGGTGAGGGAGACTGGCTAATCCCGAAGTGGATTAGAGACTCTGCTCCTGTTCGTCTGGCTCTGGCTGACAACGAGAAGAACACGGCTGTTGGTAAGCTAATCAAGAAGCTCTCTGGCGCTGGTGAGGGTGAGGCAGTCTTCACCAACATCGTGTCTTCTCAGACGCCTATCGGTGACTTGGAAAACATTCTAGATCCGCTAGCTGAGGGTATTGAATCTGGTAATCCATTTGAGACTGTACAGGGCCTGGCACATAAGGCAGTCAATATGGCTACCCCTGTTGCCAAGATTCCAACGGAGCTTGCTACAGGTCGAAGTCTATTTACTGGTCAGCCGATTGATGAGTCGGGAGGCTGGACGAACTGGCTGGCTTCACAGCTTGGCCCTTCTCGAATGGCCTCTAATGCTGTTGAAGGTGACACTCGCTTCCTGACTTCTTGGGCTGCTGGTGCTCAGTTGCAGCCAGTAACTCAAGAGCGGCAGGCTGGAGAGTTCCGACGTCGTGAAGATGTTCTGAGGGCGATGATTAACGAGGAGAAGAATGACGCCTTCAACGCAGCAGGTATCGACAATCCCAGTCCTCGTTTGTATGAGAAATATCGAAATCTTGATATTGCTAAGCTAGATCGTTATCTGCGCAATACCAGGAGGATTGTACGTGCTGCTAACCCAGCTGATACTAGCATTTAGTGAGGCTTGGAACGCTTGGACTCCCTCTCAAAAAGTGAGCTTTGTCTTGCTGCTTTTAGGTGCGGTTACGAATGTTCGAGCTGCCTTCTTGAGGCTTATTGACATTGACTGGCGAGTCTTGTACTCTTACAGGGCTGTTACGCTTGGGTTGTTTTCTACGTACGCCATTCTACTCGTTTTCGGAGTGATCAAAATAACTGCCTATGCAGTTATCACTCAATGGTTCTTCCCGCTTTTGCTACTCGGTGTTGCGTGGGCTCCCATGCTCCACATTTGGGAAGAGAGACAAATAAGGAGGATCGGACGTAGTGGCATGGGAGACAGTAACGGCGGTCATAGCGGGAGTAGTCGGAGCCGGTGGTATTGGCGGAATCGCCGGGACAATGGCCACCAGAAAGAAGGCGATAGCTGAGGCGAGACTAACTGACGGGCAGTTGTCCGGCATGGTGAATAACATGTTGGCTACTCAGCTGGAAAGAGTTACAATGTCAAAGGAGAGAATTGAATCTCTCTATGAAGATTGTAAAACCAAGGTAGCAGAAGCTCAGAGCGAAACTAGACGGCTGGGCTGGGAACATGCTCAGTGCGATAGGCAGCTCAGAGCACTTCAAGAAGAAGTCAGAAAACTAAGGGAAGGACAGTAATGGATCTTCTGATACTGATCTTGATTATCCTGGCTATTATAGCCTTATTGGTCGTCATCATTCGCGGCAGAGTCTGAGAACGAAAAGAGCCCCGGTCTCAGGACCGGGGCTCTTTTGCGTCAGCCGATAGCTCGGAAATGTCGCTGTATTGTCGGCGGAGCTTCCTGAACAAACTCAATGTTCTCAGCTTCTCGCCTCATATACTCTTCACGAGTCACACAATCTGGCTCAGGAAGTAGAATCTTGTCTAAACGGTTATAGTGGCCTTTCCGCACTTACCACCTCTTCTGTTTGGCAGTGAATCCATGCACAGCTACATAAAAAGCATGGGCACTTGCATCCTCCGCGTGAGTGCCCTTCTTTCCAGCCTTGTAAGGCAGCTTTGCAGCTTTGTAGCCTTCTGGCTTGTCCGAGGCTTGTAGCTCAACATAGGTAACGCCAAGCTCGAAGGCACGCCAACCACAAGCTCCAACCTTCTTGGCTGTGCCCATTGTTGCCCACCTGCCGCTCTCGAAGTCTGGACGTTTGATCCAATCTTCGCAAACGACAATACCCAATTCTAGGTCTTCCCAAGTCAAGAGCCATTTGTTAAAGTCCTCATTTTCAATGACCCCGCGATCAATGAGGTCGAGCGGCTTTCGCTCGATCAAACAGTAACCTGTTTTATCTCCTGGATCAATTCCCAGGATTCGCATGAGTCTCCTTGTTAGGAACCAAATAGACGCCAAGAGCAACAGCGGCCACGCTCGCCAAATTAGCCCACTCTGAGGCCTCAATCTTTCCGTCTGAGTAAGACGTGGCGAACCAGCCTAGCACCCCGATAAAAAGTGCAGCTAGGGCTTTACGAACAGTAGCTAGCACGGAGTTCCTGCCACCTTTCGTTATGGCGCTTCTTGAGTTCAACTATAGCCTTACTTCTCAAGTATGCACCTGTCTTTGTGTTGGGGAACTGAGGACGAAGAGTCTCTCTAATAACGACGTACTCTTCGTTAAACTCCTCAACGAGTTTAGCAGCAGCCTCAGCCTGCTTTCGCATTCTCTGTCGATGTTTCTCTTGGTCTAATTCGCTCTGGTTCGGAACCGAGCTTAACGATATTACGGCCTCTTCCAAGATAGTTGCGTCGGTCGATAACACTTTCAGCATAAGCCTTGAGAGTCTCCTTGGTTTTGAGTCTGACGTGAACGTCTATCTCAAGCCTGTCCTGTGGAGTAGTGCCAGCGAAATAACCAAAGCCTTCACCTAGGTTATCTTCTAGACACTCCCATCGCACAGGACAAGCTTGGCAAACGGTGCGTAGGACTTCATAGATTTTAGGAACAGAAACGCCCTTTTCCCGTTGAGGAAACCATTTCTCAGGTTCTGTGTCCTTGCATCTAGCTTGGTCCCACCACGGAGGTCTGTTAAATTTCACAACAACTGCCAAGTGAGATAGATTTACTCTGTCGTCTGCCGAACTCAAGCAAAGCCCTTTGCCTCGACGGGAGTAGTAGCACCAGTAGCGATGAGCGAATAACCCAGCTCATCGAAAGGAAGCTCCAGGTCCTTACCTGGGCCGACAGCATAAGTGTCATCAGCAGCAGCGACGGCAACGACGCCACCCGTAGCAATGTAGACAATTTGGGTGGCGTGGAAATTGGAGAACTTCACGTAGGCGTGATATTGCGGAGTCCCACCAAGCTCAGCTACAGCATCAAAGGGTGTAGCTGCGGCTCCGATGACGAGATGCTTAACTAGCTTCTTTGCGGTCATGAGATACTTCCTGGCATCCTCTTGTAGTCGATTTCGAACGGAAGCTTGAACTGCTCTTCCGCAGGTTTCTTCATGATGGAGATAATTCTAGCAGCCGCTTCTTCAACGGCGGCCTTAAGAATATAAATCCAAGCACTATCGTGGACAGAGTTTACTACTCGCCAAGGAGCCCCCATCTCTTGCTCTCGTCTAAGTTCGTTGAGCGAGCGCATCATCATAACTGCTGCTCCACCCTGGACGACAGAGTTGAAGGCAATATGGTGCTTAATCTTTTTGCGGTCGTCTCGCTCGATAATAGTACGACGTCTGCCGTTGCATAGATAAACGTACCCTCGTTCCCTGTGCTTCCGCTCAGCCTTCCTATTACATGCCCTGAAACCAGGGTAAGCCTCATGGAACGCCTCCGTCCACATTGTACAGCGGGCTTCATCAACCTTCATCTTTGCATCCCGCCACAGAGTAGCCTGTAGACGTTTCGCTCCTCCTCGATAAATCCAGAGGAAGTTACCAGTCTTTCCTACCTGACGACCTTCGACCTGACCCAGCATGTCTATTGAGCCGATCATATTCGCCGTCCGTGAGTGGACATCTTCGCCCACTTCGTACAGCTTATACATAGTCCAGTCACCCTGTAGGGTCGCGTAGTAACTAGCTATTCGGAGTTCGATTTGCGAATAATCAAACTCGTACAGATACTCGTTGTCTGTGTCAATAAATACTCGTTTAACTCTTGAAGCGTTGCGTGGAATCTGTTGCAGATTTGGCTCAGAACAGCTAAGTCGACCGGTCTTAGTTCCATGCTGATTAAGTCCGGGGTGAAGAAGATCTCTGTCTCCCATTCGTTCGAGGAAAGCATTATACCAGGTACTAAGGGCTTTGCTAAGCTTTCGCCACTCCAGTATTCTGGCGAGCTTGCGTCCACGGTCGCTGTCCTCTCCTGCTAGCAACGCTAGCTCGTTCAGGGCGGCAGAGTCGGTGCTTGCCTCCCCTTTCTTCGTGAATTGTCTAGGCTTGAAGCCAAGCGGACCAGGCGAGTAGATGTACCGCCGCAGCTGGACCACGGAGCCGGGGTTCAGTAGACCGTCAGCCCGAATCTGCACCGCCAGATCGCCGATCTGAGCAGCAGTTTCCCTACTGAGGTCGGTAACAAGCTGACGATCAATCCGAATGCCGGCTCGAATTATGGACTGTAGAGTGCGGACATAGTCTGCGCTCTCAGCCCATAATTTCTCCAAGTCTTTCTTCTTAAGCTCGACTTTGAACTGCAGGAAAAGCTGCCATGTCAGATCAATATCCTGCTGAGCATACCTGCCCATGATAGACGGTGGGATGTTATTCCATCCATCGAACGCCGCCTTGTACGGTTTCATGTTGATCTTGCGAAGGTCTAGGTACTTGAGCGAGAGCATATCGAGCGAATAGTTCTGCTCGTTTTCCCAGCACAAGTGAGACATAATCATGGTGTCCCAGATAGGACCCCTGAAATCAACCCCATTTTCTCGCATGATTTCAAGGTCGAATGCGAGGTTGTGTCCGATCCATTCACAAGATAGTAAAGCATCTTGAAGTTGTAGGAGCACTTCGGGCAGTACATAATATGTTTCAAGATCAAGTCCCCTCGGTATTCCAATTGCAACACCTAGTAGCTCCTTGTTGTAGTGCTGATTAGTCTCATGTGTCTCAACGTCCAACACGATCAGCTTGCTGTGCTTGATTTGCTCCGCTAGAGCAAGTGCTTCCTCAGAAGCCGTCACCTGACTCATTGTCTTGATTTCCGTCCAGTTCTGTCTCGGGGAAATCTGCCGTATTTACGTCGCGCTTCGCGCTTCCTACAGGGACTTTCTGGTCAGTACGAATAAAGAAGTGATTAGGACCGTGCTGTAGCACGAGTCCCTTCTCTTTCGCACCTAGCCGTGACTTCTCAGCAGTCAGTACGACTTGGTTGTCTGCTCTCTTGGTGAACCTAATGATGACGTTCGCTCGGTGAGCCAGCAAGCCAGCACCGTAAAGATTGTCGGTGTCGTCTTCGTAGATTTGCTTACGGCCCTTAGTGTTCGGGTCCTTCCTGTTATGGTGCAGGATCAGTACCCAAATCCCAAGCTCATCCCTCATCTTGTCGACCCAGTCGACAACCTTTCGGACTTCCTTCTCGTCTGTCAAGGACGTCGAGATAGAAGCACCGAGAGTATCAATCACGAGGCCGGAATAACCGCCCTCCTTAATCCACTCCTCGTATTCTTTCTGGCCTTCTTTCGTGTTCAGGTAGGCGCCTCGTGACGGTACGAAATGGAGTCTTTCTTCGAGCTTCTCTTGAAGGTCGTCGAAGAAAGCTCCATCCATCCGAGCCTTGAACTCGGCTACTTCATCCTGTTGCATTTCGGATGAAGCGTACAAAATCCGCTGAGACGTATCCTGAGAGATGTTGTAGCCTAGCCAGTTGGAAGAACCGCTTGCAATCAAGGCACAAATGTTGATAGCGAGAGTCGACTTTCCACTCTCCGTCTTGCTGTAGAAAAAGGTCAGACCGTTCTCTCTGATGACATCTTGCACAATCCAGTGGATTGGCTCGCTGTGGAGACTGATCGACTTCCACCCTAGCGGCTTTCTCTTAGGCCTCGCTCTAGCACGGCCAAGTGCTTTTGGATTCTCTCCGGAGTCCAAATCCAGTTCGGGGAAATCAGCAGTAACTGCCGACAAAGCCGCTCGCTGGCATATTTCTTTGTATCGAAGTTCTTTGTCGTCTCTTCCAACGAACTTGCCCCACTTCTTATCGGCGTATTCCAACAGCGGGAATACTTCCTCAGGTTGTAATCCGGCCTCGGATGCCAACATAGCTACGTGCCACAAAGCAGCACTTCGATCGAAGACTTCTACAGGAGCCTTGCTTAAAGCGTTTCTGAGAGGGTCTGGCAGCTCATGTTGGAGCAACACAGTCTCGAACGAAAGAGGCTTGAAGCCATTGAGTGACGGCAGCTGTAGAGGGGTTGTCGGAAGTTCCGAGATTCTCCTGGAGTTTGGCTCAAACCGCCCTACAGTTACGGGAGTAGGGGGGCTATGCTTATGATTAAATGTACCTGGAACACGAAGAAGCTGGCATGCATCCCATCCTGACGGATCCCCATTATATTTGTGGTTAAGGTATAAGTTGAATGCTTCAAGGTTATCCCTATCGGTAAAAGATTCGAGAGGTACGTAGACATGGCGATGTTGTGTTGAGCCAGTGAAGACAACAAGGGGTGGTTCATCCTCAAGTGGTTCATCGTGGTCGATATCTGCCCAGCCAACCATTCCGCCCAGGATATTAGACTTTCGTCCATCTCCTGGGGTTCTGTAAAGCGCTGGAGTGAAATAAAGGTCTCCTCTGTTTCCAGCTGTTCCGAGGTCGTCGAGCTGTTCTTTATCATCGGGCCACTTTACGAAGCGTTGATTCCACTTACCGGACTTCTTATCTGCTAGAGCTATCCTGACATAACCTCCTTTCTCGCTCCCGAATATGAAGTCCCATAGTTCCACCAGGACTCTCTTTCTAGATTGTAGAAGCTGGAGGGTCCCATCTTCTCTGTGCTGCGCTGGGCGGTACTGACCCCTGCCAGGGCGTCGAGCCCGGGAGACGGACGCTCAGCCGGCGTGGCGGCATCGTAGCAGGTCACGCCGCTCGCCACCAGTCGTCACTAAGAATCAGTTGTTTTATTCCCTTGTCTCAAAAACCTAGAACCATTGAGCTATGTACAGCTATTGGGTTGCCCTGCTCTAGAACCGTGAACCGTGCCTTATCGGCCGTGTTGAGAACTACCTTGCGACCGCAGTCCTCTTCTGGACAGGCGAATAGAAGTTCGACGCCATTGTTTTGGACTAAGTCCATACGATGTTCCATGTGAGTGACCTCCTTAACTAAAAGAACCCGGCCGCTTGGCCGGGTTCTTTCAGCTGTTAAGCTAGTTGGTAGGCCTAGCTATCAGAAGGGCTCTTCCTTGTTAGCCAGCGGAGCCAGTTTGGAAGCCTGAATGTAAGCGTTCACCTGGAACCGCTCAATGTCATCCTTGCCAGTCTTGACGCCGACGTCAACCCCAACGGACAGTCCTTCGAGGGATGAAAGGACAAGCTTTCCGGATTCATTACGGCTCAGGCCATAACGCTTCCAGTTGATCTTGCCCTTGGGCTTCTCACCAGTAGCGGCTTCCAAGAAAGCCACGATCCGACGAAGCGCCATCGGATCAATCGAGGTACGACCCAGCCACAGATAAGACGGGATGAACATACCGTCCCAATCTGAGAACTGCTCGTACTCGCTGGTGTCGAGCTTGAGAAGAATCTGGAGACCGCGAGAAGTTCCGTTCTCGTTCTCGGTCACCTTGTATTCCACTCGCTCGATAACGGCCGGGTACTTACCGGCCGGGGGGTTGACCTTGTCAAAGTCAACCTCGTAAAACTCTTCGCCAATCTCGTCGAGAATGTCCTGGTCGAGTTCAGTGTCGTCGTTGTCGAGTTCAGTGTCGTTTTCGAAGACGCTCATGATTCCTTAGATTTCTTGTAGCGTTCCAGCCAAGGGTAAACATCACTACGAAAGTCCGGGTTGTCAAAGCCCTTAGTGGTGAACCTGGACTTCGTCATTAGCTCCGAGTTAGGAGCTGTTACCAGTCGTCTCACTACTCCTTCCTGTTTGTAATAGAAGACTCCATCGAGCTTTGCAAACAGCTGTGCCGTTAAAGCGCCACCCAGGTCTGGTCGGACAACGGTCGTTTCCTTGTTGCCCTTCTTCTTGGTGTCCTCTCGCATGTGCATGTTGAGGATCAAGTTCTTCTTCAACGACAGGGCGAGGCCCACCATCTTCATGACCTTGACGTTGTTCTGAGTCCATATGTGCTGGTTGAACTCCCACTTCTTATCGTAAAGAGGATCGCCGTCAATGAGACTCAGAGCGTTCAGGTTCCTGAGTTCCGTAACGGTGTCAAGTATGATAGTTTCAAGGCTATCGAAATACTCTTTGTCTCGCGGGAGAGCTTCGAGGAAACGACCAACCTTTTCAAAGTCACCGAGATAGACCCAGTCGGCGTCTTCAAGATCAGGATGGTTTCGTAGGACCATGTGCCCGTTCGGATCAATTTCGATAAGGAGACTGTTCGGCGCCCGGGCAGCGAGAACCGTTTTACCCACACCGGGGAATCCGAAGATGCCGATGTTCCACTGATTAATGAAAGCTTGTTTTCCTTTTTTGATGTGGTCACTCGCTGCCATCCTCAACCAATTCCTCTAGCATGATTGTGTCGACGGTCACGTCGAGTTCCTTACGGCTGTGTTTGTTCTCCAGAAGAGCATCTGGGTTCTGGCCACGAAGAACCATGTCGCAGACTTCCTGGTACCCGCAATAAGCACAATCCTTCGTCCACCGCTTCGTGTATCGGCGGGCAGTATACATCTCGTCAATTGCGTCGAAGATATTCGCTTTGTATATCTCCAGGCGCTCTGGAGTGTGTGCGACAGGAACGCGACTGAACAGCTTCTCTAGCGGCTGAATGCTCTTGTACGGGTACGTGTTTACGCCATTGATGTATGCTACCGATGGCGTATAGCCAAGCATGTGCAGCATCAGGCAGTAGAATGCGAGCTGTTGGTCGAACAGGACCATGTTGGCGGACCATTTACCTCTATCTCCATTGTATGACTTGTGATCCATAATGATGATCCCCCCGGCTTCTTCCCCAATGAGGTCGATGAACCCATGAAGGAAGACTGGTCGACCGTTGTACTCCAGACCCGTAGGGACGAAAAGTTCCTGCTCTACGAGCAGGGGAATGAAGTGGTCGTTATTGATCGAGAAGTCTAGATAGCGAATGAACGCTGTGTAGGCTTCATAGAAAAGCAGAGTGTCTTCGTACTGGACGTACTGCTTCTCTACAGGGTCTTTGATTGCTACTTTCTGGAGCTTCGTCAGTGGTTCTACACCGGTACCTTGATCAATATAGAACTGATAAAGATTCTGCTGTAGCTCATGGGTCATCGTTCCCTTGAGCATTGCTCTTGTTGATTGTGTGGTCCACCCTAAGAGATAGGTCAATTGCCATTTATATCTACAGGTGAACCACACGAGCAACTGAGAAGGGGATACAGTTATGTAACCGTCAGGGCCATACTCCTTATCCAGCGTTTCCCTCGTAATAAGATTCAAGTTCAGCATGGTTAGTTCCAGGTTCCGTTTCTATCGCGACGTGATTTATCTCAAAGAGACGAGCGGAGGCTGCCATGGCTCCGTACAGACTCGTATCTCGGGGACAGTATACACCAGTGTCCCCACATTTGCAAGTACAGATGATCCATTCGTGATAGAACGGGGCCAGCACAACAGTTCTTTGGATCCGAGCAACATCGAACTCATGTTGAACTCTTTTCTTACACGTTGGACAGTCCCACGATAGAGACGCCATGATCAGAAGAAGGGGGGACCGTAGTCCCCCCTTCTGCCTCCTTTACTTCTTGGTGGCTTCCTGATTCTTGTCGATGGACAACTTCGAACCAGGTCGAGAACCCTCAGCCGTATCAACAGGCTGCTCGTTCTTCACGGCCTCCTTCCGAGAAACAACCCCGGCCCGCTCAAGAAGGAACTGATCCCGAGCGGTAGGAGTAGTCGTCTGCGGTTCCGGAGAATCATGATCCGTGGCAACAGAAGTACCGGGATCAGTCCCGTCCTTCTCGTTATCACCACGATCCTTCAAAGCCTTGGCGGCGTTATCTCGCTCCTTACGTTCACTATCTTCGTCGCTGTCGAGTCGCTCCTGGAGAGACTGAACCTCAGCAAAGATATCACGAATAGCACGAGCAACAATCCGACGGCGCTCAGAAGTAGCGGTATTACCAAGGACAGGATCAAGAGGTTCCCGACGACGCTCAAGAGCAGCAATAACACGAAGCTCAAGCAGGTCAAGATCCTTTTCAGAAACCTTGTTAAAGCCGAGCTTATCGAGGTAACGGTCGGAAATGTTAACATCTTCCTCCGTCACTGCATGGGGGTTCTGGGTAGCAGGAAAAGTCTCCTGCGGGTCCAGAGTGTTGGTGGACATGTTGATTACTCCCTAGTTAGCTAGCTTGGGGTTCTCAACGTAGAGGGAATCTTTGCTCAGGCCTGGAGTGCGTCCAGCTTGGCGAGAATCTGCTCGCCCTGAGTGCGGATGGTAGCGAGTGCGCCATTCTGGCCCTGCTGCATGGCGACAAAAGGACCGGCCATGCCATTATCCTTCAAACCGGCCATAGCATCAACCTGCGGACCAGTAACAGCCTGAATCCAGTGATTAACCTGAGGAATCCAATCGTACAGCGGCTGCAAGGCGGCGCGAAGTTCGGCTTCTGTCACTTCATTATCTCCTGGGATATAGGGTGTGGTGTTGTCGACATAATGACGAATCGTATTAAGATTGGCGTAGATCAAATCGCCGGGACAAGCAGTGGCAACGAAGTCTCGATGACCCCACTGGTAGTCGTAACTCAAGCGGCCGAGTCGCTGTCCTTCTCGGATAACATCCGCGACAGCCTGGTATTCACCAGGCATTGGTGTGCGATATCTGCCATCAACAAGGAACGCAACTCCAATTGAAGTTGAATTAGCCCCGGGCGAGTGGGCTCCTGATCTTCCCCATCCTCGTCCTTCAAAGGCGTAGCCATCTGTTACCAGCCAGGTATATCCGATAGCACTCCAACCTTGGTTGACGTGCTGCTGCTCAATCTGTTGAACAAGTTCCAATGCACGGTTATAATCTCCGTGTGCATCTTGGTTCGGGGTGTGATGAGAAACAACTTGGTTGACAGGGCCAATAGAGTAGCCTCCAGTTCCGTACTGACTACCCCACGCTTCTCGTGAGACGAACGTCGTCATGCGATACCTCCTAACTTAAAGAGCCCCAGCCGAAGCTGGGGCTCTTTAGAGAAGTGGTTTAGTTACAACAACCAGTGTCCCCAAGTATTCCAAGTACCAAAGCTAACTAGGGGAGCATTGTAACCGTAGGCAATATGTCCAGTAGGGAACGACCACGGACAATCCCAACCATCGGCGGTGCGTCCTCTTACTCCGCCATTCTCGGCCCAAACGTGTACGGCCGAGTTACAACCGTTCCATGTATCGTTTGGATGATCGCACCCTGACGCTGAGCCACCGCCTCCACCAGTGCCAAACGTATAGTTCGACCGAATGATCAACTTCGCTTCATCCCAATACCCGCCCGGTTGCGGCCAATTGCTACGCCATGTCCGAGGCTGAATCTGATAGCAAACGAAGTTGTACATCTGGTGATGCACTTCGTGACTAAGGAGTTGTGTTCCCTCCCAGTTGTAGCGATAGACATTCAATTCCTGAACGCCATTGCTATGATGGTCAACAGCAACCTCATAGAGATTAGCTGCTGAATAGACATAGTCACGATCGACATGCGTGACGTATGCGCTAGCGGGTGGAGCACCGACTACCAATGCAGCCAGTGCTACAACAATTGCAATGATCGCCTTACGCATTGTTGATCCTCCTTACCAGAGATACCAGGCCGGATTTGGTCCGGGATGGTGGTAACCGAACAAGGCGTTAGGACCATATGCAAACCAACCAGTGTACTGGTTATAAGGACAACCGGCCCCACCGTTGGTGAAGCCCTTCCACCCATGTCCACCTGAACCACCAACTACGTAGGCAGTTGTGCAAAGGTTGTTCTCATCGGCATTGTATCCACTACAATCCCCAGAGTTACCAACGGCTTCCTTTGCATAGACAGTGATGAACTGTCCATCCCGATGGTAGCACGCATAGTCATGAGACTGACTAGCAATCTCATGTCTAATGTACTGTGAGCAATCACCGGTGAATGTATAAACATTCAGAGTGGTGAGGTGTTCGGGCCAGAAAGCCTTGATCTGGACGTCGTAACAGTAGCTACCACTAAGAACTTGGTATCTATGCTCAACGACTTGATACGCTGCGGCGGGTGTAGCCTCCAGGCCCTCGGTAACTACCGCCGTAGTCAGAACTCCAATGGCCATGAGAATTGCAACTAAAACTCTCCGCACTTCACTCCTTTAGGTTGTCAAGTAGAGGGATGAGCCCCTCAACTAAAGAAGCCCCGACCGAAGTCGGGGCTTCTTTCAACTAATCATCAGTACCCAGAGAACTGCCAGACCGAATCGGTCCAGAAGTGTCGCTCCAGATAAACCCGAGAGCCGTACTCATACCCTCCATGAGTACCCTCAAGAGTATACTGCTGATTCTGAGGATTGTAAGAGTAATTATAGTTCGTACCATTTACCACGTCAACCTCATCAATGTAGCTACCCTGTGAACCAGGAGCCACACAAAGCTGACGAGTACCACCAGGAATGAACTGGTGGGTACGAACGAAAATCGACCAGCCGCCGTTTGGCGTCCACTCAAGAGTGGGACAAGCCGAGTCACCCATCCAATGGTGAAGTTCGTGGGCCTGATAACTACCGTCGTAGCCGTACCTATGAACATCAACCACGAACCACACAAGAGTGCCCGACTGACGCCGAGAAATCTTGAAGTTATAAACCCAATTCCCCTGACCAAACCATTCATCCACGTAGTGGGTCTGATCAGCGGCGTACGGAAACCACGAAGCACCAGCAGGAGCCGTTGAGACTCCAATCAGCGTCGCAGAAACAAGACTAACTAGAACTGCCAGTAGGCAGAAAAACCTCTTCAATTTCTTCCTCCTTGATTTTCTTTGGGTCACCAACGACAAGCTCTTTGTCGCTGATGATCTTGCGGACCTGATCAATGGCCCTTGATTGAGCCGTTGGCCAGTTCTCCGCAAGAACTGTGAGTTCGTGCCGCCGCCTCACGAGAACGGAGGAGTTAATCTCGACTGTGAATTGCTTCATTCTTTCATTCTTTCATACCACTCATTGATTGCTTGTGTGCAATCGAACGGACTGAAACAATCCCTCTGACCAGCGTACTTTACTCGAAGTGCTCTGTAGAACTCATCTAGCTGCGTAGACTGAGGTCGTCCAATAGCATGCTTCGACTGTATTTCCTGGACAAGCACTAAGTCCGGTGAAGCTTCCATAGTGCGTGAACCTCGGATCTAGTATGTTCTCCGCATGAGTCTGCGAGTTCAGATAAGCCATCTGGATTGAATCTACCGTCGGCCCCACTCCAACGTTCTCACCAGCGATGCTCCAGCCTAGCGGAAGAACTCTTGCTAAGTTAGAGTGCTGGAGACCGTTGGCCTGCATGAATGCCACGTGAGCCTGAGCGTAGCTGGCGAGTTCATCGCTCCATTTTAATCCGCCGCCCCGAGCTTCGTTGGTGTCCTCAAGAAGTTCTTGGTCCTCAGGAACTTCTGGGGTCTCTGGCACCTCCACAGCTGTAGGCGGGGTTACATTTTCAACCGGAATTTCTGGCTCAACTGGTGCCTGCGGCGCTTCTACAGGGGGTGGGATTGTTGTAGTGGTAACGGGCTCTGGTTGGTGTGTAGTGGTGGTTTCGGGAACGACAAAATCCCCGGTAGTCGAAGACTCCGGGGCAAGATCACGGGGCGCGGGTGAGAAGGTCGTTGAAGTTGACGGTGCAAGTAAAGCGAAATCTGCATCTGTGTCGACCTTGTCATCCGAACTGTAGGCGAACGCTGTAGGTACAGACAAACCTAGCAGCAAAGCTCCAAAGGCAAAAGCAATTGTTGTATTCTTCATGTGCCGAGGCAGGGAATCGAACCCCTAACTCAGGATAACCGTCGTTGTCGGTTATCCGTACCCGAACTGCGACCCAACAGTTCTTTGACCAGGGCTCGGCAGACTTTCAGCTTACAGGCCAGCGCTTCATCTTGGCCAGGTCGAGACACTTCTGAGCTTCATTGTTAAGCTGGTACTTCTCAGGCATGTCGTCTGGAAGTCTATCGGCAAGGCGGCGGGTCAGCTTGCCGTTCCACTTCATAAACTTCCGGCGAATAAACCCCGGCTTCCAAGTATCGCTCATTGTTTCTCCTTTCGTTAGTAGTCCGACGGGATTCGAACCCGCGCCTCCCCATGCACAGGGCGTGCCTCCTGGCAGCACTTCGGACCGACCCATTGATCTAGAATCGCTGGGCTTTTAACCACCTACTTCCTAGGTGTAGGACTAGAGGAACGAGATATAGAAGGTGGCAAACTCTGGCGGCTTTCACACGATGCCACTCGACGGGAGCCACGTTACCCAGACTTCTATATCTCGCGTGACTAGGAAGGAATCGAACCTTCACGGTGACATTACCCGTTCCCGTACTAAGTACGCTAGTCTCCACTCTAGACAGTCCAGGTGCGGGAGACTTCTAGAGATAAACTCCATCTGGCCCAGCCGGAATCAGTGCCGGCTTGCTTGTAGGTGGAGTTGATTGTGGGACCAGACTTATTCCTCCCGCTTGCCCAGGGCGGTACGTCAACCTGTTAAGTTTAGAGACATTCAGGTTTGGTCCTGAGTTAGTAGGACGCACCACAGTGTCGTTTGAGTCGAGCTATTCGCTCGAAGCTCCCACTGAACTCAGCTTTCTGAGCTAGGCTCAGATTTCGTCGTCGTCCTCCGAGAGAATCGAGGAGTTGTCATCGACGTCGTTGTCATCGGCATCTTCCGGATCCGAATCGGCCTGACGAGTAGCCACAACCTCGACGTCCTTGACCTTGAAGGAGAAAGAAGCCGGAGGATTCTTGATTTCGAAGCCCTCGTTCTGTTCCACCATCGCAGTCTTCAAGTCAACGACGGAATTCACGCCCTCGACCTTGGCAGACTTGAGAGCCTGCAACACGGCCGAAAGAGTCGTGCCCTTGATCTCGGTTCCGCCAACCGTGAAGTTATAGGAGCCGGAAAGACGCTCGCCAGTCTGACCACGAGAACCAACAGCACCACGACGCTGCTCGACCTTGGGAAGCTTCGCAGCGATCTCTTCGTCCATGTTCTCGACGAGAGCCCGAATCTGCTGAACCATGGCGACTGGCTTCTTGCGGTTCTCGACAAGCTCGGCCAAACGAGCGTCGGAAGGCTTGTCCACCTTCACAACATTCTCGTCGACATAAGCCTTCACGGTGTCGCTGTGAGTCTTGAGGAGCTTGTTCACGCTGTGAACAAGCCCGACCAGGTCAGCGCCGACATGAGAGTCGAAGATCGTCTTGAGCTGCTCAGTAATCCTGTCGGCCTCTTCCTGAACCCCATTCGTAGCGGCGTCAAGAACCTTTGCACGGCCGGCAGCATCAACGTTCAGCTCACTGTCAATCTCGGCAATCTCTGCCGTGAGCTTCTGGAACCGACGAAGAAGATCACCGACAAGCGGGTCCTCAAAATCAGCGTCGGTGAGGGTGGGATTAACCTGGGTAATAGTCATTTCTCATCTTTCTGTTCTGTACGAGGGATGAAATCATTTCCCCGGTGGGTAGGTGTCTAACTTTGATGTACCAACCCCAAGTGTTCTTGAACCCCAGGGGCTGGCATGTTTGGCATTTGGTAGTAGGGACTGGATACGAGAAGCTCTCTAGACACTCCTCGCAGTATCGCTGGTGGCGTACGATCTGCCACCGAGGAATCCTACCGCATACCCCGCAGATCCACAACATTGGGAGGTCCGGATAAAGGGTCCCATGTTGCGGACTGAAGGGTCGGCATTGGCAATCAATCCTCAATCTTGTACTCCACTCCATTCTCAACCATGTCGGAGAGAATGTCACGAAGTTCAAGTTCTCCAACTAGCAACTCGCGGTGGGTATTACGAAGTTCACTTGCTGAACCCTCCAGTCGAAGGGTGGCGATGAGCTGCGCCATGTGGGTATTGTACTCCTCTTGCGGTATGTTGTCAAGGACAGATGTTCTTTCACCCCATAGTTGTCGGAACTGGCCTCCTGTTTCTGCGAATCCTATGGGCGACAGCCGCCAGAATAAGTCCTAGGGCGCCAACAAAACCGCCAGCAAAACCAAGGTCAACAGCATCAAAGCCAGTATTAGGAAAGCTATCGCGAACAACGGTGGCTGTAGAAATAGCTGGAGCTTCCTCACCGAGGACCGTAACCGAACTCAAACCAGCATCCGTAGTCGGGGTAGAGAGCACCATTTCTGTAGTCGACGGAGTTGACGTCGGCGAAGGAGAGGTAGTGCTGGACTCTTCCGTCGTCGTAGTCGAAGAAGGAGTGGTAGACGTGGTACTCTCTTCCGGAACTGTCGTGGAAGTGGTTGTGCTGGGAGGGACAGTGGTCGTTGTGCTGGTAGGGGGAACTTGGCACGTTTCAAACCTTCCGTTGTAACTCTGGAGAAGTTCCGGTCCACCCGGAGTAAAGTAGTAGTCAGGATTAATCTGTGCGAACGGTTCACCAGTTCCAGCGTCTACCTGGTAGTTGCAGTCTGGCGCCAACGCGCTTGTGTCGAACGGAAGTTCGATGGAATGTTCTCCCGCCGCCAACGTGAACGAAACGTGAGTCACTAGTGGCTGCACGTCCTCCATTGTGAAGTACTCGAAATCAGCCTCGTAAAGAGCAAGATGAGCTTCTTGTCCAACGAGATCTGAATCTTCTGCGAGACTGTAACTGTAGACAGCCCCGCCATCAGTAATTGCGAGTGTCATTCTTCCTTACTCCTGGTTTGCGGACGAATGTTGCACCCCGAGCCGTCATAAGACGGACGAAGCCTTCTTGCAGGATTCCAACTTCCCACATCACGTCCAGGAGTCTGGTGTATTGCTCCCAACTCATAGGAACATCAATGAGAAGATGAAAGTGCCCTTCTGTAGAAGAAGGAATCAGTGTGCACGGAACATCCATGTCCAGTGTGGGCATGTGCATTCCAGTATTCCACTCACCTGTGCACTCCGAAGATAGCAGATTAGCCTCAGGATTATCCCCGTCGACCTCAGTACGTATCTCCTCGAAGCCCTCTGTGAAGTACTCTTCGGTCAGGGCGTTTGACTTGTAGAGTTTACGTCCGTGCATTGTATACCTTCTTCAAATAGATTTTTCTTCCATCGACTCCTGCACGGCACTTGTAGTTCGAGAACTTAAGTGCCTCGTTGATATAGACTTCTAGAAACCCCGCCTCCCTTTCTATCCCGCTTGTGCATTCCTCGGATAAAGAGCTGATCCTTACTACCTGCCAGATATCGAAAGACGCTCGGCGGAGGTGGGTCAACTCGTGATCTATCTGCATTATACTCCTCCTAACTAAAGAAGGCAAGGGATTTTTGCCCCTTGCCTTCCTTAATCATTCGGGAATGGAGAAGCTTTCAATCTTCGAAAGCTTGTGAAAGACCGTCTTGATCTGCTTGTTCTCCATCCGCGGGTTGGTGAGAGTTCTCACGACTAACCAACCTTCGATTTCTCCATCCGTGTCCGCAATCGAACGAAGAGCTTCGACCTGATTTTCGTCCAGGAAGACAAACTGCTCCCTCCCGGAATCCATATACAGAATGCACTTCTTAGGTTGCATCGTCATCCTCAATGTTGAGTAGTTGGTTGGGAAGATCAGGCAGGCCGTCTGGCCATACCTGTCGCTCAAGTTCTGGATTCTCGGCGAGAACCTCCAGAACATGAGAATAGCTGTGGAACCAGTATTGCCACAAGAACTGGCCCAATTCAGACGACATAAACATCTGGTCGTTATGAGTCATCGCTGTCCAACAAGCAGCGTGAGCTTCAAAGGCTCTCGTTATAAAGACTATGACTGCTTCCTCTGGAGTATCTCCAGCCTTTTCCTTACAGCCTCCATTCAATAAGGCGTTGCAGTTGGCCCTCATGTAGGTACCGCGTGGGTCCATGAAGACTTCGTACAGATCGTTGATCTGCTTACGGATTCGTTGTCCGAGCATTCTGATTCACCCACTTCACGGCAAAGTCAACAGCCTTGCCAAAGCTTCGAGTCCGATAGTAGCCGGGCCTGCCTACAAGCTTGTAGGTCCGTACCACGTAGTAACATTTAGTCGATTGAATCTCGGCAAAGACATCAGGGTTCTCCTTGCCTGTAATCCCAATGAACACGTCCCCAATGTTGCTCGTGTCAAGCTTCACTCAGGTTCCTCCAGTACTGTGAAGAGAAAGTCCTTGTTTTGCGCAGAACGTCTGTTGCAGACGTTTCTCGCAGCCTCGCGAGTGAAAAAAGAAGCGTCCTTGTCGTGCATAAGAGTCCACTCAGCGTCTGAGTTGTACTTGGGCTTGGAGAAAATCCTGTACACCATTGGGGGCTTCGGATGCTTCAACTTGAAACGAAAATCCTTGTTGTTCTCAGCAAGTCTCGCAATCGTTAGGCGAGCCCAGTGCTCATCATTACGACCGAAGACGCTCCAGGTCCTCCAGGTTGGATCGCTCCCTCCGCTACTTCGATAAAGGATTTGCCAAAGATTAGTATCGCTCGACCCAACTTCATCTACGTAACTCATGGCTGAACCCTCGGGACTCCAGTGACAGCGCCTTCTGCGCACCACTCATGATCGGGAAGAACTTGAGGAACGGCTACACGAGTGTGACCAATAACCAAGTCCTTACCTAGGCACTTAAGTGCCAAGTTCATGTAACCGTCCGGCATGTTCACGATGAACGGAGCCTGGTTGTCTTGCAGGTTCCTGTCAACCGGAGCATCTCTTTCTCCCCGACTTTCTCTGGCGCATCCTGCACCTGCAACAGCAACGGTAGCAATGGCCACTGCTATTCTAATTCGACGTCCCACGTTCACTCCTCCACTCATCAGTGACTCCTGTAATAGGAAGCTTCAATGTAACTGGCAATTTCCTCGAAGGTCCAGCCTTCATCATTCATTTCAGTTAACACATACTGCTGAGTTGGAATGTTACCGCTCCCGCCTTCCCACCCTGAATTGGGTAAGAAGCGATCTTGGCTGAGCCATTCACCAACTTCACCCAAAGCCGGAATAGTGGCATCGAGAACACCTATATCGCTTTGACAGCTGTAAAGACGTCTTTCATTGGGAGTAAACTCTCCGCCTGCCTCTGACAAAGCAACACCAAGACAGCAATAACCAGTGCCATTATAAAGAGAGCCACGACACTGCTGCCACTCGCCACCCCGCAACGCGACAATCCACTCCTCAACTGTGAGTGATCGAACAGTCATCCCCAGTTCCTTTCCTCAACGTTGACTTCCCAGAACTCATCTTCTCCATCGAACAGACAGATTCCTCTGGGCCACTGCTCGACATAGAAGTTGTATTTCTTGCTGGTATTCCAGAACGCCCAAGCGAAAGTGTTCCCCCTGTTGTCCTCGAAGTAGTACTCTATGTACCAGACACCTGGGTCTGATCTGCTGGTGCTGCGGACGATCTTAGTCATTGCCATTCTGTTGAGACCTCGCTGACGCGACTAATTCGTTCGCAAGTGAATTACTTCCAGCTTGCCTCAACGAGGCAAGTATGTCAGTGTATTCATCGTACGTCAGATCAACCAGGTCGTAGAAGATCACGCTGCGTCGAACTACTTTCATCGGTGCCCCCAGCCATACCAGTACCACGTAGCGTTGTAAGTCGCGTCTACGTACCCGTCCTCGTAACCCTTCTCGTACAACTCAGAGGACTTCGGGAAGAAAGCGGTCATAACTGAGAGAACCAGGAAAGCTAAAACTCCTGCTGTTATCATTCCCAGCAGAAAGTCGTTTTCCATATTTCTCGGCTTGCTGTGCTTCGCCATCTAACACCTCGTCAATCAGTCTACGTTGCTTGGCACACTTGAAACAGACTTGTCCACTGTGCTCCATTGCCTTGAAGGACTCAGAACAGATTGGACAATACTTGATTGGGGCTGCTCTATAATCCTCCTCCCACTTTAACCTTTCTCTTATAGCTCCAAGTCCGGCCTCCCAATCCTGACGCCAATCGGGAGTCTTGGTGACACCAAGCAGATCATCTACTTCCTTTCCCGCTAGTCCGTGCCAGGTCATTCTCCACGGCTCAACGACGTTAGGCATCAGTAACCTCGTGTGCAATACCATCCGTAGCAGTCCAGGACGAAGCCCCAGACTTGATGAACCAATCTCATGATCAATCCCCTTCTTTTCAGTTGGTCACTGGTACCCAGGACAAAGTCCTGGGTACCCGAAATCAGCTGATGTGAAGGAATGAAGCGTGAGGCACGTCCAGATAGACGTTCTCACCGCCCGGACCAGGAGTTCGAAGCCGAACACACGGCACTTGAACTTCCTGAAGATACACCGTCCACTCAGTTCCCTGAGCATCGTAGACGGTAGTTCCGGCAACGGGAATTTCCTGCGTCACGCCGGGGGGAAGACTCTCAACGTCAAAAACGTTGTCCATAGCTTCCGCGGCAGCAAGTGCATGAATTGCTGCAATCTCGGCCTCAGTCTCTTCAGTCATTGTTGTTGTTCTCCTTGTTGTTGTTCTTGCGGGTCACCTGGACGAGTTCCTGCTGGATTTCCTTGCGCTCCTTGCCGAACGTTCCACCGATCACCTTGCGGAGGTAGGTCTCCCACCGAACTTCGTGGTGCCGGCGATCATGAGGGTGAGGGGAAATCCCCATAGCGGTTTGAAGTGTATCAGCCATTTTCAACTCCCTTTCTCACTGCCACTACCCCGGACACAAAGTGTCCGGGGTAAAGTAGCGGGTTCAGAGTCGGTTGAGACTCTCTTCGAGAGAGTCGATAATTCCCGTCGCCTCCCCATCCAGAGAGGTATCGGTGAGCCCAACCTTGACAGCAATGTTGGCAAACTCAGCGATATCTCCAGCCCGGAGAGCCGTCTTCATCGACAGCATAGCAAGCTCGGCGAGAATAATGGCGATGTAATTCGTCATCACCACGTTCTCGTCCGGAAGGAGAGTGAAGGCTTCTCCGTTCTTGGAAGCCACCGCCATCTTGCCAGAAATCTCTGTTCCAGCCTTGATAGTGGCCAGCTGTAACTCTTTCCTATCCACTGCAATCTTCCCTTCGTCGGTGTAGGTGGGTATTATGCGCCTTCTGCGTTATGTTGTCAACCCCTTTTGTATTTTCAGGGGTATTATTCGGAATACGCTTAGCAGGGCCCTACAGGGGTGGGATTTGTTTCACTCCAGATAATCGGGATCGGAGCAGGTGAAACCCGGGCGGCCTTTGCCAAGTAGACATCATGTCGACCGGAACAACCACGCTTCAAGGCAGACTGGCTGTATTTCTTGGCCTGGTCGACTGTCTCGAAGGGACCGTAGTTTCTAACCACGTCCACCGTCACGTAGGCGAGAAGATGATAGTCCCACACCTCCTTCTGCCAGGTACACTTCACAAAGAAGCCGGGTTCAAAGGTTCGGGCGGCAGTCGCAGCATCGCTGGCTCCTGAGCTAGGATTACTGCTTGAGGTTGAACTGGTTTCGTTTCCCATTGAACTACCTTCTTGGGGTGGGCGAACGCGAAGAAACTGACTCGGCTCTTGTGCGCTGTGTACAAGTTTCCGTCGACCACAATGTGGTCGTGGTCTAGGAAACCGTGAGGCGGAGTTACTTCCCAATCTCTGTCGTAGTTTGGAGTAGCCCCCATGTCGAACTCTCCATAAAAGAGCTCGTCTTCCTCGAACTCCGGTTCGTCATCTTCATCCTGCGGACTCTTTGCCATCACAGCAAGCCGCCCCGCGAGCGTACCCTCGATGCTTAGATGGCCTTCTGTACACAAGTGGTGCTCCACATCTGTTCCCGACCATTGAGTCGGATTGTGGACTAGAGCAAGAACCTTGTTCTGGACAGACTGAGTCTCTACAGAGTTATCATGCAGAATCTCGTCGAGTTCTGCTAGATAGTCCTTGAGATCGTGGCGTCGAGTCTTCAGTGGCTGCACAATGCCCCCGTCATGATGTAGTCGGCCCATGGAAGCCCCACGCCTTCCGCGTAACCGGTTCCCATAGGCAGGATGAAGAGAAGCTCGTCCTCTAGTTCTTGCCTCATTCTTGTGGCGGCTTCCGCTCCCTCCTTTGAGAAGCGAAGATCCTGAGTCCCGGGAAGGCTCAGCGACCAGTGATTCAGCTGTCGTTGTTTTCTTTGGTATTCTCTGTAGTTCATCACTTCTCCAATTGCATCTAGGGGCTGGAAGCTAGCCCCGTGGGGCTAACCTCCCGTCCTCAGATGAACTTCTTGAGGAGATCTTTCCAGTCCCCGACTCGCAGTTCTTCTGCGTCTGCTATGCCAGAGGCAATCTTCTTCTTGTGGTTCTTGATGGCGATCATCAGCTCATCAATTGTCCCTTCGACATGAACCCGGTGGATGAAGACTGGCCGGTTTGTTCCAATCCTCCAAGTCCTGTCTTCAGCCTGTCGTTCCGACTCGGGGTTCCACCACGAGTCAATGAAGACTACGTGGGAAGCTCCACCTGGCCACCTGTCACAGCGGTGCAGGTTGAGTCCTTCTGCCCCAGTTCTCATGTTGATCAGCAGAATCTGTGTCTCGTTCTGCTGGAACCGTCGTTGTACGGCAGAAGTGTCCGACCCCCCTACAATCTTGTCACAGCTATGGCCGCACGCTGTGAACAGATCGTACAGGTACTCCAACGGACGGTTGTACTGAGCGGAATAGACGATTACGTTCTCACCCTGGTCCCGAAGTTCACACACCTTCTCGAACACTGCGTCGAGCTTGGGATACGGAGGCTTGAACGTCATCTTCCGCTCAATGAAGGAAACGGAACGCTCTCCGGTCTCGTCATCAATGGAGTACTCGTTGAACCGGAAGGTTCCAGGTGCAACAAGTGCTGTCCGGAGATAGTGAATCCGCTGGATCACGTTTCCAATGGAGAGAGTCGCGTCGTCATCCATCGAGTCCAAGTCCTTCTTGACCCCGATGAAAGCCTTGCGCTGCAAGTCCATGTAGAGTTCGGTGATCTCGTCCTTCGGGTCGAGAGTAATCCACTCGTCGGGCATGTAGTTCTTGGGAGGAAGCTGCTCGCCAACTTCATCCTTGCCACGACGGATCATGTTGGGAGCGAGAAGTCCGAGCAACCTGTCTTGATCAATCTCCAGGACACCAGTGACCCAGTTCTTACGGCCGAAGGTCCGCTGGAAATGCCGCAGAGATGGGAAACGCTCGGGGTCGAGGGGATGAAGATAAGCCCAGATCTCTTCGAGCTTGTTGTTCACAATCGACCCAGTCATGAAGACTGGGAAGCAACCGTGAACAGTTACCTGCTCAATAAGAAGGTCGGCTGTGTTTCTCCAAACAGTTGTAGGCGTAGAGTTAGCGCCGCCCTTGAGCTTGTGTACCTCGTCAATCACGATCACGCCCCACTTACGGGAGCGTAAGCGGTTGAAGAAGTCCTTGTTGTTCACGGACTCGTAGTTCGTGGTGATGTGCAGAGGCTGATCAAACGAAGCCAGCAGATCGAACGTTCCGCACTTCTGAGGTGAAGTCCCGAGAACCGGGAACATCGTGAAGCCCCATGACTTGCACTCTTGCGAGGAAGTCTTTGTGAGGCTTTGCTTGGTTAGCCAGAGAACGTCCATCAGTTGCTTGCTCCTTGGAACTGCTCTTCGTTCTCCATTAGCTGGAGAAGTCCTGCCACTATTGCCGTCTTACCTAGCCCGGTGTCATCTCCTTCAATTGCACCCTTTGTCTTACGAGGACGGAAGTGCCTGTCCAGGATGAAGATGATGGCTTGAAGCTGGTAGGGCTTGTAGTTCAGAATGTCACCAGTGTTCTGGTCGACTCCGTGAATCTCCTTCAGCTTAGCTAGTGCTCGCTGCATTTCTGGAGAAGTCAGGTCTGGCTCTTCTTCGAGCTTCGCTTGCAGCTCAAGCTCTTCTCGTGAGAGCCTGTCCATCAGCTGCTGCATTGCGTCCAGGTACTCAATTGCGGAGCGACGTTGATTGTCCAGCGCTGCAATTTGTTCGCGCAATTCGGTAACTCGAGACTTGGTATTGGCTTGGTTGTAGCGTACAAGAACTTTGAGTTCTTGTAACTCAGCCAGCCTTTCCCTTGCTGTGCTAACTTCTTCCACTTGTCCTCGCTCCGTCGTTGCGCCTATTATGCGCATTATGCGCCTTTCAGGAAGTGTTGTCAAGTTTATGTGAGTTAGCGCCAAGTCTCGTTGTCCTGTTTCTCTACCAGCTCGTACTTGTCAGCATCGTATATCTTATAATTCTCATGTGTTTCCTCATTGAGAAGGCCAAGTACTCCTCTCAATGTCTTGAGTACGCCGGTGCCTGGGTCGTCAAGCAGCATAATAGCTCGACGCCGTATTGATAGTTCGTCCGGATATTCTCTTGCATTCGTATCAGCCGCCACGTAGAGAGTACCAATGTTTGCCTTCTTGATTAGCCTTTTCTTGTGAAGGTAGGCTAAGGCGTTGTTTAGCGAGATTCTGTCTAAGTTTAACGTGGGATCCTCAAGAAGTTCTGCCACTGTTTTAGTTGAAGCAAGCGCCTTGATTAGATCCTCAGAAGCCATCTACAGGTCCCGTTTCAGGTAATTCATCGTCTGGAAAGGCTGCTGTGATCTTCTGCTTACGAAGTGCTTCTGCCTTCCTAGCGTAAATCTTTTCGGCAAGGTCAAGAGTCGCTCCGGCGTGCAGCATTGCCATTATGGCGTTGGCTAGTGGTGTCATGGGAGAAGTATAGCACACGGCATGTAAATACGCAAGGGGAAATGTTGTTGATCGTTAATAGAGTGAATTCATATACTGAGTACGGATTCACAGGGCGAGTAGGGTGAAATTACGTGCTGCACCCCCTCTGACCTGCGGTTATGCGATTCACTCAGTCTGTGACTGGCTTGGGGAAGTACTACGTACTTCTTCCCAAGCCTCGCACCTACCACTTATTAAGTGACACTTACTACCTGAACACTCGAAAGACTCCAAGCTAGTCACTGTAGAGGGTTTAGTTCACCCGAAGTTTGGGTAACCCGTTCTTAGGACCGGGTTCGGGTAACGCGTTTTGTCCCGAAGGGATAAAAGTAGAAAGGGACCTCTTTCGAGGTCCCTTTCTAGAAGGCTATGACCTCCCTCGGGTAGAAAGGAAGCGGTGCTGGTCCGTAGTGGTCGAGCTTGACACCTACGGCGCAACCGTCGGGATGCACCCAAGCGATAGAGCCAGCCTCACGGTGAAACCGTGACGTGGGGTCGAAGATCCAGACTCGCATCACCACTCCATTTCGTCAAGGCAAGCTGGGCAGAAGGGCATTTCTTGGTATTCCTCGTCGGCGACGGGAAGGACCGTGCAGTCTTCGTCGAGGTCCTCACCGCAGACGTAGCAGCTATAGAGTGTCGCCATTGTTGAACCTTTCTAGTAGGGGCTGGAAGACACTCCCTAAGGAGTGTCCTCCCGTCGCCACTAGCTGTTCAGGATGTCTTCGAGCTCGACGAAGTCGACGTCGTCCTCGATTAGGGCGTGCAGGTTCTCTTCCCAAACCTGCTGTTGGTAGCTCTCGCGGTCCTCGACGGTCATGTACATTAGTACGTGAGAGTCCCGTTGCGGATTCCGGTTTCGAGCTGGGTCTTCTCCTCGGGCGACAGCGACTTCAGCTCGGCCGCGAAATCGGTCAGCTTCTGTCCGGCGCGGTACCCGAAGTACTCCTTGAGCAGGGCGGCGCCAGTCTTCTCGGGCATTTCTAACCTCCAGTTGATTCCCACCAAGCGGTGGGGGAAAGACTCAACCTCCCGGTTGAGTCTAACCCTCACTTCTTGACGAGCCGAAGTTCGACTGTCTTGTCGTTCACGACGATGGTACGGCCCTCGTAGTTTGCGTGGTCCGTGAAGGACCCTTCACCGTGAGCCTTCTCGAAGCGCACCTTGAGATCACCGACAGAGATCCCCAGGTACTTCATCGTGGCGACACCGAGAGCGCGATCATTGCCAACGACCTCGCCGTCTACGACGATCTTGAACGACTTGGAGTTCTCCCGAACTTGGGTTCCCCGCTCTTCCATGACTCGCCCGGGGTGAGCCCAGACGAACCGTGGCTTGCGCTTGGAAGCCGGTTCGGGCTCCGTCCACTTCGTGGCGCAGAAGGAAGAGATCTCCTCCTTCGTCACGAAGCCGACCTCTTCCATGCCCAGCACCTTCTCGAAGAGAGTGTTCGTCTCCTTCCAGAGACTGTCCAGCTCTTCACGAGAAAGGCTTTCGCCTCGCATCTCATGCGTCTCCGCAGAGAACATGGAGTGAAGGAAGGACTCGATGGTCTCGCGAACCTTCTCCATCTCCGTGAGGAGAGAGATCAGAGTCGTGGCATCCTCCGACGCCGATGCAGTCTCCACGAGGGAAGTGAAGGGTTCGGAAGGAAGCTCGACCGTCGATGACTCTGCCTTCTTCGCGACGTTGTCCTTCCACGCCTTGAAGAGCGGCGTGTCAGACTCGGTGTGGCGGGCATGCGCTGCCTTGTAACGGTTGCTCAGTTCCCTGAGCCGCTCAAGGGCAGGCGTCATCATTGCGTCAGCCATTGTTTATTTCCTCTTTCTTGAGGTATGATCCGGCGGGCGCCTTGCCCGCTGATCCTCAGCCCCTTCGCTCGGGTCGCTTGCTGATAGGGCCAGTATGCGCCTCCCGGGCCGATCTGGCAATATCGAATAAGGTATAGTCGTGTTACAACATTTGTCATGTACCGTTCGATTGAAACGAACGCTCTAAACAACCAAGCGCTTGCTCGGTTTCGAATTTATGCTAGTCTAAACACTCGTTTACAACGACCAAGCGCTTGCTTTGTTGCGGACGCAAATAGTAACGAAATTGACACCTGATTGTAATATACCCCCCGTGCATCAGAATGCTTATCCTACCCATAATTTTTCCATGAACAAGGTTTTATTTCAGTTCAACTTTATTGCCCTCGTTTTAGGCGGCCCCTGCCGGGACACCCGCCGACGCCTGCATATATAGTAGCATCCATGACGTACACCGAAACTCCCTCTACACCTGCCCTGACCAGGGAGAACCCCTTGCGGAAATTACGCCCCGCCGGCGTGACCAGGGCCAGCTTCGCCGCTTCGCTCAACACGTCCGTGCCAACCATTCAATTCTCCGAACTAGGTTGCTACCTTTCAATTCCCACAGTCTACAGACCTCACATCGAGCCCCTTTCTTATCAAGAGTACCAACACTTCCGTCAAGATAAACGAAGGAGGAACTTCCCTGTAGGACTCCCGCGAGCCAGGAATTTCACCCAACTTCTCGCGAAGCTAGGTTTAAAGCCGTTCCAGTTCGCGGACAGGTTCTGTATTCAGCCAGCAGAAGTGTGGAAGATGTTGAACCACCCTGACGACGACTACCTTCCGCAGAACCTTCTCCAGGGTTTTATTCAGGTCGGCTACGACGGGTTCAGTGAAAAATGAAGCAATCAGACTTTGCAGCGTGTCTAGAGGCCTTTTACTGGCAGTCCGGCAGATTGCCTTCTCTTCCTGAGTTCAACAGAGAGTACAACGTCAACTTAACCGCGGAGCGGTTCGACTCCGCCTTGTCTAACCCGTCGCTCAAGAAGCACCTTGTTTCAATTGGGGTTCCGCTTGACGGGGAGACTTTCCTAACCGGGAAGCAAATGGAGTTCCTTCGGGTGCTGTTTGACCCGACGAACACAAAGCCGCTCGCCTTCAAATTGAAGGAGTGCAAGGTAACCGGCACAGAGTACAGCGCGTGGCTTCGTGACCCTGCCTTCGCTCGCGTACTACGTAACGAGGCAGACAAAAGGTTCGAAAACTCCGAGCACAGGGTACTTCAAGCGCTGGAACGAGAAGCTAGCGGCGGAAACGTTGCGGCGATGAAACTGTACTTCGAGATGACGGGGCGGTACACTCCCAGCGCCAAGGGCGCTGTCAACGTTACAATTAACCAGGACGCTCGTGAACTGGCCTCAAAAATGCTGGAGGTTCTGCAACGGCGGTTGCCGGCTGAGCTTTTAATGCAGGTGGCAGACGACCTGGAGGCCGTACTTTTCCCCCGTTCTTCAACGCCCGCCCGGGCGCACCTGAGTGCTATACCGGTACGGGAGATCCTCCCTGTAGAAGGTCCGGAGGACCCGGCGGAGCAAGAAAATGGCTTCTGATTTTCAACAGCTCTTTCTTCAAGGGCTGAAACAAAGTGCGGTAAGACCAAACATTTTCGGCTACGTCCCTCACGAGGTGCAAGTTGAGTTTCACAAGTCGCTTAAGACAGGCAGGCTTCTTCTTGGAGGCAACAGAAGTGGTAAGACAGTGGGGGGTGCTGCGGAAACCGTTTGGCGTCTTAGGGGAGAACACCCCTACCAGCGGGTCAA